ATTGAAGGAACTCTCTCGCCGTAAAAACCACGGTCCCATTGGGTTTTGCAACGTTGGTGTGGCTATTTTTTTCTTCATCAGTGCCATAGCATTGTTCGTATGACAGGCCAAATAATTCCATGGACACGGACTTGAGCGCGTCGGCAAAGTTATAGGCTTTAACATGGGGCCATATGTTCTTGGATGCATACTCGCCAAATTGATAATCTCTTCTAAAGATATCTAGCATCCCCATGCCTTCGGATGTTGAACCGTCAGCATTGGTAAATAATGCATTAACCACCAATCTCCCCTCGTCGGTAATTTCGAAATGTTCTATAATGTCATTTCTTTTCATCTCGTAGCCATAAAGAAAGTTTGCGCAAGTGGTCTTTCCACTTTGCTTAGCGCCGGATATCGCTAACAATTTATGAGACATTATACCATTCCGTCTATTTGGGGTTTTAGATTTTCGTTTATCTCCACCACAGACATATCCCCTACATCTTTTTTGTCTAGCTTTGGAAAATGTAGATTAAAAAGCCTGCCACATTTTTCTTTAATAGAATCAGCCGCTTTTCTGCCCGGCTCATCATTGTCGGTGAGAACAATAATATTCAAAGCGCCAGACCTCTCTATACTGATTTGCTGGTAGTCAGTCAAGTTGCATCCAAAGATTCCCACGGCGTTTTTGATGCCAGCCTCCCAGAGCCTCCAAACATCTCCCTGTCCTTCTACAAGGATGATTGTCTCAGTTTTTGCTATTCTGTCTTTTGCCATTGAATAGTTGTAAAGATGACCGCCGGAATTGAAACCCTTACTATTTATCCATTTCTGCATGGCGGGATTGTCCTCAAGACTACGACCAACGCAACCCACCATGTATTGATGAGACTCGTCGTATACTGGGACTACAATCCTATTATACATCAGTTTGTTGGAATTGAGACAAATTCCTACGTCGAATGTGTCAAGAGTTTCCTCAAGATACCCTCTTTTTAGATAGAATTCTACCGGCCTTTGCAAGCTCTGCCTAACAATGTCTCTGGGAACACCCCTTTGTGAAGGTTTGGATTCTTTTAATAGGCTGTTTATACATGCAATAAAAGAGGTTTTTTCCATGTGCTCCATGTCAACTTTCATATCATCCAATGACGAATCAATAAACTGGCAAGCAAGGTTTATCGTTTCGGAAAAAGTTGCCTCTCTGTCTTCTCGATGACTAATAACCCCACGAATAAATCCTAGCATCGTGTTAACATATTTCTTTTCACAATGATTAGTCCAGCAATACCAATTACCAGACACGTTATCTCCAGATGTGAATATGGTAAGAGCGTCACGCTTGTCGCCACCATGCACAGGGCACGGAGCCGATATGCGATTGCCGTACTGGTCGTATTCTATGCCAAAGAAATCTAGAATGTCCTCTATTCTTTCGGACAATTTCTCACACAGCACATCTATCTGTGCTTTAGATAGATTAGTCTGCGGTTTCAAATGGGATTTCTTCATTATCATCATCGTCTTCATTTACAATAAATCCATCGTTTTTTTGCTTTGAGCCGCCCTTTTTCAATTCATTTCTTGTAATGTTCTCTACAATTTGCGCGATGCTACCGTTCATAGACATGTTTATATAGTCACCGTCTTCTAAAGCAGGCCCGTGTCTGGCAACAATCGGAATAAGCTTTCTGTTTCCAGCCTCCGGTCCATCTTCAGCAATTTCTTCATCGCTTTTATTCTTAAAAATCGAAAAACTAGTACACAGCCATATTAACCTGTCAGAGCCACTGACTACATCTGTAGATTCTCTAGTTATTCCGTCTCTATTTAGCTGAACAAAACTTAAACAGGGGCAGTCATACTCCACACAAAAGTTGTGTAAAGAGGTTATCTGAAATCCAAGCGCTTGGAATTCCTGTATGTTCGACAGAGAATCTGCGCTCATGAGCTTGAGGTAATCGTAAATTATCAAGCAGTTGTTAGTTCTTCCATTCTCGTCAAACCCCACCTCTTGCAATATCCATCTACGCATGATAGATAAAGTTTGTTCAAATGGACTTCCGGCTATGCTGACATATTTGTAAGGGACGCCTTTAAGGTGTTCTGCTGCGGCGTAGACTCGCTCTTTTTTTGTCGCATCTTGAGAATATTTTCCCGTTGATATCTCATTAATTTCAACGCCGCTTAAATTTGCTAACACCCGGTTCAGGTGGTCTTCCAAGGACATTTCGGTGTCGAGCATCAATACGGGTATGTCAAGCTCCCCGGCTGTATGCAAGCCAACATTGTCTCCAAACATGCTTTTGCCGACCTTGGGCCTAGCGGCTACGAGGTCAACACATTTTCTTCTGAACCCTCCACCGATTGCGGCGTCATATCTCGGATACCCGCTGGGTATCCCCATAATTGAAGAGGGGTTCTCTTCCAAATGAAGCAGGTATTCTTCTACGTTTTCTCCCAAAAAGGTCGGCCTAACGCTTTCATTTGAACCGAGAGACGAGGACAACTCAAAGATGGGATTTTCTGCGACCCCTATAATTTCACTAACGGTTTCGTCACCGTTTATTTTGGAAATTTCATCGTATATACTTGTTGCCTTTGCTTGTATGACTCTGCCAATTTGCAGTTTTCTGATTTTTATCGCATGTGATTTTACATTTTGTAGCTTAATAGGAAAGTTGTAGACCGCCCTCAAGTGGTCCATAGATTTTTTATTATTAAGCGTATCCCCTAATGACAATTCGTTAGCAGCAGAAAGAATAGAGGCTATGTCAACTTCGTCCTGTGTAGACAGAACTTTTTCAAGACACTTGAAAATTATCTGATTTTCTTCTAAAACAAACGTCTCCGTTTCAATCAAGTCTTCAATTTCTAGATAAGATTCTGCTCCATAAGAACACACACCCGATAATACAGCCCGTTCGGCGGCGGCGTTCATCAACGGTTTTGTCATGTATCACCTATTGCCAATGCATTTTGTGCATTTATAAAAATCACGCTTATGTTGAGGGTTGACCATTTCTTCTTGACCGCAAACATGACATTTTTGCTTTATTTTTTTATAAGAAGCCCTTTCCCTAGCTATCGGTTTTACGTCATCATTTATTGCGTCGTACCCCGCTTCTGCTGTGTCAATTGTGCCGTCGTCAACAAACTTGTTAACCCTGTTGCTTGATACTACACTTCTACTTGCTTTAGATTCACTCCTCGTACCTGCGATAAAATCATCCTCATCGGAATTCGGGGCTGGGTTATCTGAAGCCTCAAGCGGTTCGACTAACCTCGCCAATATAGACTCTCCAGTAAGAAGTTCAAATCCCTCCACAACTTTTGACATATCGTTTGATAATATGCCCTCTCTGATAGATTTTATAGCCTCAAGCAAGTGTCCTGTCATGAATATCGCTTCCTTTTAGATAGCTCTATTAGCACGTCACCCATCCTTCTAACGTCACGCATTTTATCTGTCAGCATGTCGACCCTTGCCGTGGCGTGTATTTTTATGTTGTTGAGACTTCTGGCAAATTCATTGTCATGGATTGCCTCATAATATTTTTGTTCATGCTTAGTATATTTATCTCCGTATTGTTTCAATATCGGAGAAATCACTTTGCTAATTGCGTCGGTAGCCCAGTGTAGCTTGACCAAATTGCCATTGTACAAAGTCTGCAAATAGTCAGCGTAAGAAAAAAGAATGTAGGCGGCTGACAAACATTGTTCTGAGCTTAGCGAATGAAGAAGAGCAGAATCGTAGTTGAGTATGTTGACGACCTCGGGATTTATCTTCGTCAACCCAACATGCTGACTGTTAATATATTTTTCGGTTGCGTCAACAAATCTACCAAGTCTTTCCTTAGCGTCCAAGAATTGCTCGTTTCCAGTCATTATCATTGTCCGAATATTTAAGTGTGATTATCTTAATGTTGTTTATCGAGCACCAATCAGCCTTGTCTCTGTCTCTGGCTTTGGCCTTATAAAAATCTAGCTTTGTCTTATGAAAAAAGGAAACATGTTCATAGTGCTGTCTGCCGTGTACTTCTACAATAAGGTCTCTGTTGGGAATGTAGAAGTCGGCAAACAGAATGGAGTTTCTGGTCTGTGTTTTGCTGCCGGGTAGAGATACTTCTTCAAGAATTGTGTCTCTTGGGAAAAGCTCGCGGAGGAGCGCTCTGGCTCTCAGATGATTTTTTGAGCAAGGACGGGTTGCGCTTTGCCGGGACTTGCGCTTATGTATCGACCACTTGTAATCTTTACCGTCGAAACCTCTGGCTATCAAAGCATGGCCTTTAGGTCTTGTTCAAGAATTTTTAGAACAGACTTGTTCTTTTTCAGGAACTGATATAATTTTTCCTGTCCCTGAAATTTTAGAAATCTTATCTTTTCTTCTTCGGTATCATCAACCTCATTTTCTTTAAGAAGAGGGGCAAGGTCTTTCTCGTGGTCTAGCATAAAATCACACGAATACCATGCGCCCCTTTTAGATATCAATCCAAGGTCTGCGCCCAAGCTTAGAAGCTCTTGCGCAAAATCTAAGCCGACCCCATATTTCAGCCAGCTTTGACATTCTGTATTGTTAGCACCCATAGAAGAACAAAGAATACGCCAATTTATCATTTGGCCAATTTGCTTTGTGCCAACATCCCAAGGCTTAATGCTTTTTACTTCCATTCTTGTGTCAGCTTGGTATTGAATTTTTCTACCGCAGTCTGGCATTCTAGGTTTACCGTAACCGCTGGTGTTTGCTATAAAGTGTGTGATGATTACTATTGTTGCTCTTTGCTGAATAACCACATTAGAAAGCTTGCGACAAAAAGACGCCAATATTTTCGGAAGGCCAGCCCTAAAAGTTCCGCTTATATCTTCTGTTAGTTCTCGTTGTGGAATTAGAGAAGATGTTGAATCAATTATACAAACACATCGATAGAAGTCTTTACTGGTTATAAGTTTGATAGCTATATCTAAAAACTGTTCTGCGCTGAGAGGCTCTTCGTCTGAATGTACGACTCGCATTTTTTCTCTATCTAATCCATCAATACCATCAAGATTCATGGCCTTGAGTCTGCCCTCACCGTCGATATAGATTACCGGACGTGCGCCATTTTCTTCTTTTTGGCAGTTGGCCGCTATTTGCAGAGCCGTGGTTGTTTTGCCGGTCTTGGGGTCTCCGGTCAGCAGAACCCAACTGCCCTCTTTCAAGCCGCCGCCCAGAGCTATATCTATGGAGGGGCTAACAGGTAGAATATCAAAGTCGTTTCTTTCTTCAAAAATCTCCATTCCACTGGAGATAACTCGCCCGTGTTTCTTAATTATATCTTTGGTCGTAGCATCGCTAAACGTCGCCATCTAATTCCCTTAGCTTTTGGAGATTGTTTTTTTTGCCCGAAGGGCTTACGTGGTGTGGCCGAGGGCGAGGCTGGTTTGACAACAGACTTCGCCTCGTTTTGCTTTTTAAGAATCTCAGCCTGTTCCTCTATCATTTCCTTGAGTCTAGGAAATCTAAGAGAGTATATTTTTTGACCATACTTACTTTTTAAAGCCGCTATTATCGCCCTCTCATCGTATTCATCAACCAGTCTGTTTGCAGCAATAATTTGTAACTGGTATGTTTTCTTCCACTTGTTAGTGTTCCAAAATTTATACGCTAGGCTTCCCTCGTTGCTATTCTCTGCCATTCGCTGGCACATCATCTCGGCTATATATTGCGCTCCAGTACAGTAGTCTCCAGTTGAAGGAGATTTGTACCGACTCAAATCTGTACGCTTTTCTGTCATTATACGTCGATTGTAGATTTAGCTATAAGCGAAATACCAGCATCGTTTGGGTCTCTGTTTTCTGACCACTCTCTTTTCAGTTCTGGAACAGTCCAGTGGCCAACATGGAGATTACCATCGTTTAAAGTACCAGCTACGAAACCATGGTAAGTATAGTCTCCAAACATAAATCCACCTGCCGTTTTTCTAAAATAGAAACCGTCAAGATTTTCACCAACTGTAACCACGTTGGTTCCATTTTGTAAAATCATTTTGGAGATATGCAAATCGTTTTCTTTGCAATATATGCCAAGACGCTCCCATGCAGAGGGAGGGTCTACATCAGGTCTTCCATCGTCTTCATAAACCTGAGTACCGTCAGATAGAGTGCATGTCCACACCGTCCCTGTATCGAACAGCTTGGCCATATATTCGTCTACTTGTGTACAAATCATTGATTTTTAATCGTGGTTACTGCTCCGGTGTACCTAGCACCCAAGCCTTTAACCTTCCCCTTGCTTTCATCGCCAGCTTGAGAAGCAGCTTCTGTCATGGTTGTAGAGCCTTTTTCATTTCTCGCCATCAGCACGCCAGCGCGCGTGGTAGGAGCGGAGTCAGATTTGCTTTCTACAGAATGTCCCGATTTGGGTTTGACACTATCTATATGGGACTGAACAGATTTTTGCGTTCTGTTTAACTCCTCTGATAGGGCCTTTTTTCCCAACTCTGCATTGTGTTCGATATAGAACTTTTCAACTTTAGTCAACGGACTTTTCTTGGTCATTACAAAACCTCTCTTTCCGATTGTAGAAAATATCTTTGGTTTCTGGTTGTTAAATATTTAGAATACAGGCTAAAAGCTTTTTCAGAAACCTTTCTATATTCTAAGTCTACGACCTTCTCTCTTCTAGAGTACATGCCCCACGGGTCAAACATTTTTCCACGATAGAACTTAATAAAACAGGACGCTGTTTCGCCACTATCTTTTACGACTTTCTTGCAATAAGCCTTCTTGTCTTCCTTGTCGACTTCCGCCATCTTAGCTGTGTATGCTATTATAGCATTTTTTGGCACGTCTGTCAACCCGAAATTTTCAGATTCTTCGTCTTTATTAGTCATCAGTTTCTATCTCTCTAACATACACTATTGTTAAATCGTCAGAAGTATCTATGTTTGCCAAATTCATGCCTTCACCCGGCCCTATATAGAACTCACCATGAATCTCATGAACAAAGCTCTCATCCGACCCGTTGTGCAAAGACGCTTTGACATTTGTAACCCTGTTGCTTTCACTAACTATCCATAGGTCAACCAAGACCAAAGTTTCGTCAGAGTTTTTGATTAACACATGCCCCAAATCTGAGAACTTTTCGCGTTCTATTTCTTCCTTAAAAAAATTGTCCTTGCTCATTTTTTACCTTTCTCTATATACTTTTTCTTTTGCTCGGAAGTCATTTTGCGAATTTGTCTGGAGCTTGCTGGTCCGCTTCCTAAAGAAGTCTGTTCCTTTTTAGAACTCTCTTTTCTCTCACCTTCCT